ATGCGAGGTATCGCTACCCGCAGCCCTATCCGAATACCATGGAGTCCCGACTCCTCATCCCTTCCGTACCCTCATCTCAGCATCTGCTTCACGACGGAGGCTACTCGCTATGCGCTCAGCAATTGCTTATCTACCGATTTTGCGTTACTTTTGCAGCCGAATGAGTACGCCTATGGTGTGCGTTACATGGTCGCCCAGATGGTGGAATGGTAGACACGAGGGACTTAAAATCCCTTGACCAATAGGTTGTGTGGGTTCGAGTCCCACTCTGGGTACAATCAATGGACATACCCCTCTGTAAATCAACAACTTACAGAGGGGTATTTTCTTACAGCGGACGTTTTAGCGGACGCTTTTGCGGGCTACCTGCCCTAAAAAGGCAAAAAGGAAGCCTCGAGAGATTACGCCATCGAGGCCTCCGAACACACACAAACACCACTCTGGGAGGTCACTGCCTCCCCTTTTTCTTTTTAGACGTTATGCCCAGCTGGTCGGCGTTGTCTCGCAACCAAAATGCAGGCTTCCCACGCTCAAATGATGCAGAGATACGGTCGCCGTTATCGGCAACCCAGTCAGACAGCCCAGCGGGGACGCTCTCCACCAGCGGGGTCGCCTCGGGGTCGTCGGGGTCATCCGCTAGTATAGTCGTTGTGTAACATCTGCATTGAGGATGCCACCCTGTAAACTTGAAGTCTTTAGGATAGTCACCTGCGAAGTCATCGCAGATGCAGTGAAACGGCTTGCCGTTGAGAGTGTGGTTCTCGGAGAGATGCACACGCACTCCTCGGACAAAGTCGAACGCTTGCACGCGCTGGTAGTCCGCAGTGCGGTAGGCGATATTCGTCTCGGTGGCAGTCAGTCGCAGTGCGTTCTTGTAACTGCTTCGATACACACCCTGTCCAGGATGATAGGCGGCTGCAGATTGAGATAAGCGCAGTTGTCCGTGTGCATCACGCACCCTGCGAAATAACCTCTCGGGCTCTCTGAGGTACGCACGCAGGTCTCGGCTTAGGGCTGCGCTATCCTTTCCCTGCCTTAGCCCTAAGTCCAGAGCCAGCTCCATCTCTGACTTCGCCTGCACAGAAGTACGCCACACACGCCCCGACAAGTCCATACCCCCCTCCTTTCGTGCGAGGAACGCCGCTAGAGCCTTCTCCCTCCGTGTGGCGGTCACACTCCCACGGATAGCCAGCTCGAGGGCGTCATTCTTTGCGTCTGCTCTCCCCCACGCATAAGATACTGCACTAGTCACCTCAGAGAGCATACGCCTAGACAGAGTGCGCACCAGCACATCTGCACGCTTCTTCGTGAGAGGATAGTCGTCAAATAGGAACGCCCGCTCTTGGTCAAAGTCCACAAGCGTAGCAATTAGTGAGGCTTCGTGGAGTGCCTCCTCGAAGATTGCAAGGATGCGACCCTGCGCAACGCCTATCCGCTCGGCTATCTCCTTGGCGTAGGCTCGAGCATCTGGGAGGTTGGACTTCTTCGCCATTAGTATCTATACTGCTGGAATGTTACACGGCTTGCCACTATGTCATTCGGGGCATAGTCCGTGACCTCCATAGACTGGTAGCGGAGGTAGTAATCTCTCCCCGCTATCCTCCACTGCCCCTCTGCACGCTGACGAAGCGACTTACAGAACTCAAGGTGAGAGCGGACGCAATTCACGCCACGCACCCACACCTCCATAGTTATATTGCGCTCTTTCTTCCCTGCACCCAGCGTTGTCATAGATGCGTCCTCCGCCTTGCTTGACGCCTCTAACGCCACCTTGCGCTCTGGCTCAGAACGGATCGTTGTCATATCTGGGGCTACCTTGACGCCAAGGCGTGTCCGCAGGTCTTCGGGAGTGAACACCCCCTGCACTACTACTGGCATCCCAAACAGAGGGAGCATAGAGGGGGTGAGCGTTATTCGTTGCCAGCCGCTGAACGGCTCGTGAGGGGTTACGTGCGAGATAGTCGATGCCAGCGTAGTCCCCAGCAGGTCGAAGTTGCAGGTGTCCCCTGCATTGAAGAGCTGGGTGGTCTTGACATCCACCACCACCGATAACGGCTCTAGGTAGATAGGCTCTCTAAGGTCGTAGTCTATTCCGTCACTCTCCGCCCAGTCCCCAGAGATGCGTGGGGCTTTCGCCTTGGGCATCTGCAGGAACGCCTCTGGGCTTGCCACCTGTACAGTAAGCCGCACGCCTGCTTGTGTGGTGAGCGTTGTTGTCATAAGATGATAGCTGTATCTAAGGTTTGCACCTGCACATCGCAAGAGCCATCAGCGTGGATAGCCACAACAGAGTTGCCTCGTGCGATGATATTAGCACGCACACCGTGCAGAAGAAGAAGAGAGGTTGCGCCCTCCTCCGCTCCATTTACATATATAGTCACATCACCTGCACCAGCAACGAAGTAAGCCCCACCGCTAACGGAGAGGACAGACGTGGCGACGTCTGAGAGGAGCGTCACTGGCAGGCCTGCGAGGTCGTCCCTATGCTCCTCGAGGAGCTCCATAGAGGGGAATCCCGTGGCGAGTGCATGCTCGATACCCCGAGGGTGCAGAAGGTAGTCGATGAGCTCCGCAGGCGTGTATTCTACCCCCTCGGTGAGCAGGCAAGATGGGCGCTTCACGCTCACCGCCTTGTATATTTGTTGGCTTAGCGTCATCATTCGGCAATCTTAAAGTATAGGCGTGCGCTTACAAGAGACTCTGCACGCTCGGGGCTTGGTGTGGTAGACACGCCCTCAGCCAATCGGAAGAGAATATCCCCAGTGCTTGACGCACGAAGGGAGGTAGCCCAGTTCGTCAGCAGGCGTTCCAGCTCTGCACATCTCTTTAGGTTGGTTCTTCGGACGGCTGATGCGCCATCCATAAAGTCGGGAACGTATATAGTGACACGGACAAACCCACTCTGTCGTTGGTCTGCCGTAAGGGCGGTAACAGACACTACTGCGTCTTCATCGTTGCTATCTCTCGTCCTTGTTCCCTGTCGCCGCACGCTCCCACTGATAGTATCGGAGAGCGGTGTATCTCGTAGCTGCTCGATGACAGCCGTCTGGACATCCGTTGAGGTGTACATTGTGTTGTGTGGTTGTGGCTACTTGCGTTGCCATTTGAGGTTTAACTTGTCGAGCATCTTAGGCACTTCGACACGTGCGAGGGCTTCTGCGCTGTCGATAACATTGTAGCCCCTCGCTGCTACATAGTGAGCGTAGTGCATACCAGCCACCACCACCAGCACATAGCCAGTCGGTGGAGCTTCTGCTATTGCCTTGGATAGGCTACTCTCTCCAGCGGAGCGCCCCGCAGGCTTATCACCCTGCACGGACATCTCACTTACAGGCACCCCATTGTACAGGACGACATAGCCAATCGAAGAGCGCAGGTTGCCCGTGCGGTCGGTGTAGCTGTTAGTCCTATTGTCTCGTGCTTCATTCACGCACTTCTCCCCTAGGTATATGAGATTGCGTACGAGCTGCGCACGCCTCTTGGCTATCTTCTCCTCGATAGCTTGGGCGATAGCCGACAACGGAGCAGTGGGGGTTATAGGCATCGTGGAGTAGCCAAAAACAAGACCTTGCGCACCGCCTTTAGTGGTCGGGCTTCCTTGACGGAGAGCTCCACCCCATTAAGGAGTAAGCGCTCTGCATCGAGTGCGTCCTCGTCCCACTCTATCAGTACACGATAGCGGATACTGGTGTACGGCTCCCCCTCGGAAGCCGCTGCGTTGTCGAACTCCTCGGTGCGCCATTGGCACTGGACGAACTCCGACCACTCGGGAGCGCCCTCAACAGGGAAGCCGTCGGCATCTAACGCTCCGACGGCTTGGGGGAATGCGATCTGTAAAGTACCATTATTCGGGAGTAACATCTCTTATCTTTTGAGTAGTGACCCCTTGTATCCGTATCTCCGCTTTGCCTTCGGGTAAAGCGGGTCGGAAGGGTCAAGATACTTGCGGTACACCTTTTCGGCTTCGTCGCGGAGCGCCTCTCTCGTGGAGTACAGAACATCATAGCTAACGCCCTCCTGCGTGACGTTTGGCGCACTGGCAACCATCATCAGCACATCGGCTCGGGCGAGTTGCCACGCATCACTGCCGAGGACTTTGTCGCACACCCAATCATCGGGGCTCAGCCCTCGCCGCTGGGCGAGCAGGCGCACGGCCTGCCCATCCAGCGGATATGAGTGCTGAGAGAGTAGAGACTCTAGTATTGTCATACCTAAGCCTTAGCCTTGGTTTCCTTCTTAGAGCCAGTCGTAGCCGTCTCCGTCTCGATGAGGTAGACTTGGTCGCCACCATCGATAACGGGGATAGCGTGAGCTTGCCCCATCGTAACCTCTGCCATGGGGTTCTTCTCGTGGTAGACAGACACCAGCGTGCCGTGGTCTCCTTCGGTGTAGATGACGTCCTCTGCGGGGCGCATCTTCTCGACTGGGTAGACCCACACAAGACGACCTACAACACTGCTAGGGAGGAACACCACGTTGGCGACTTCCCAAGGTGCGATAGTCTTGTACTTGCCGTCTGCCGTCTGCACACGGAAGGAGCTATCTACCACACGGACATCTACACCGAGTTCATCCTTGAGTGCATCGACAAGCACCGAGCGAGAGGGCGTGGGAAGGTCAGCCACATTGGCGACAACCGCACCGCCCTGATAGCGCATAGCCACCTGCTTACCCTCTGCGCTCTTTCGGATATTGTCAAGAGCTTTGCGAGAGAGCATAACCAGCTCGGGGCGACCCGTCGTAGAGGCAGCGTCGAGTACAATCTGCATATCTGAGATAGGCGTTGCGTCTGCTTCGCTCCACTTCTTTCCCACCGTGTAGGTGTGTTCAGCGGCATAGCCGAAGTCCACACGGACGCCGTGCCCATCGCTATCCTCGTCCTTCACCAGCGTCTGACCAGTGGAGAGCCCCTGCAGGAACATAACCTCCTTGGCGACTTCGATCCCCTTTACACAGAGGTCTACATCGGCGAGGAGCTTAGTAGCTATCTGCGCCTCTGCACCCCCGACGGCCTGCGCATTGAGCAGGTCGCGGATCTCGCTCTCTCTCTTGCGGAAGGAGATACCAATCTTGGGGATCTTACCAGTGGCACGAGCGAGGCGGGCACGGCTCTTGAGAGGCAGGGGAGAGTCCATCGCCACGACATCTGCGGAGACCACAGAAGCGGAGAGCGAGGCGCTATCCCACGAATCCTTGAGAGACTGCTCCGAGGTGAGCATCACCTTGTACAGGAGCTTGGGCTGCTTGTCCTCGGGCGTATCGTTGATGCGCTGGAGGATTTTCACCATCCCCATCTTGAGGTACTTATCGTAGTACTCCTTGAAAGTTGTTAAAGCCATATCTAAATAGGATTTAGGTTAGAGATTAGATGAACTCGATGCGGGGGAGCGCCTTCTTCACCTCGTCAGAGATGGTGTAAGGCGAAGCGGCGGCACGCACCTGCCCGATGGTCATAACAGGAGCAAGCTCACCGCCATTGATCAGCACATCGGCATTGAGTACACCCACGGGGGTCTTATCGCCAAAGGCGGAGTAAGCGGCGCCAGTAACGCCAGCGGCGTAGTACTTGCCATCCTTGAGGAGGACAACGTGACCAGCACGCACGACAGACACGCCCGAGAGGAGCGAAGTGTCGAGGGCTACACCCGAGGGGATACCTGCGAGATACTTGGTGATTACGATAGAGCTGTTGCCGTCGCCGACTACCGCCTTACCAGTCATAAGATCTGTCATAGCTATCTTAGTTTTATTGGTTAGTTACTTAGTTCGTCCCAGTGAATGGGTCGAGGATAGCACCGCTCTTGGTGAAGTAGAACGCCTTGACGTCTGCCGTATCCTTTGCGAGGACGGCATCGGCCTTCACCTTGTACGCAGCACCCTCCTCCGTAGACCACGCTGGCGATACCGAGATATTCGCCATAGGGATATAAAGCCCTGCCGTTTCAGGGTCTTCTGGCGTGATGACGATGCTTGCAGCGTCCTCCTTGAGGAGCTTAGGCAGCGCCTCACCCTTGAGGATGAACACCTCCAGCTCGAGGGTGTATGAAGGTGCGCCGCGTCGGACGTCAAGCGTTACGCCACCTTCTCCCTTAAGCTCCTTCTTTTCGCCTTCGGTACTCTCGAACTTCGTGGAGTTCTCCTTTACAGAGGCGAGGGTCTGTAACCCAGTCGTGGGGATTGTCTTACCCGTGGCGTCAACGGCGCCAATCTTGATAACAGGCTTACCCCATGCAGCTTTTGCCATAGTTAAGTTGGTTAAAGTTGGTTGGAATGTTAGATTTTCCCGAGACTCGGGTTGTCGTGAAAGAGCTTCTCCACATCCTCTGCGGTAGCTTCAGAGCCTGCTGGAGAAGGCATCGGAGTTCTCGGGTTTGTGGCTAAGCCTCTTGTCTTCTCCAAGTCGATAATGCCTTTCACCTCTTCCCCGATACCAGCGGTTAAGGAGTTAAATTCATCGTCTGACAAGTCGGAGTACTTGATGCGCTTGTACCCACTTTGCAGATGCTCGGGGAGGTCACGGATGAGTGCCTCAAACGTAGCCTTTCGGGCATCTACCACCTTCGACATCTTGAGGGCTTCGACCTCTGCACGCAGAGCGTTGATAACGCCCAGTGTATCATCGTTGCCATCTGTTGCCGTTGGTGTTGGCGTTGGCTCGGGTGCGTCGATGGTCTTACCATCTCGCAGGCCGTGCTTTTTTTCATAGTTCTTTATAGAGGTAGTCGCCGCTTCGTTAGCTCTGCGGTCTTCCTCCTTTGTCGTCTCCAGTGCGAGCTCCTTGGCTGCCGCTTGGATAGCCTCCTCGCCTGCGTCTGGCATCTGCTTTCTCAGCAGTTCTGTAATCACGTCTAAGTTCATAGTTATCTACACGTTAGTGATATACACATATATACCAAATAACCGATAGCAAACTACAAACACGCACAAAAAAAAGAGCGAGGAAGCTGTAAGGCTTCCCCACTCTGATTTTCACCCAAGCGCAAAGATGCGTGCTTGGGTTACGTAACGTAAGCCACGGGCGGAGACAACCGCCTCGCTGGCTCTACAAAGGTAGGTAATCTTTTGATACCACCAAACCCTACCCCCTCCGAGTGAGTGCGAGGGTGAGCTTAGCGATATGCTTCTGCTGTTGCTGTATGATAGCGTCCTTAGCTAAGAGGAGCGCCCTTAGCTCGTCAAGGTGGGGGATGAGCTTATCTACTCCCTCTGGCGTGAAGGGCAAGCCCTCGCCCGTGGTTAGCCACTCTTCGGACAGCTCGGGGAACACTCCCCTAATCACATCTACATCGTACACCTCACGAAGTCGCCACTGGCGTAGTCGCTCTCGGGAGATACCAAGGATGGTCGCAAGACCCGCATCCGTAGACGCACCAGCGTAGGTGCGCAGCGTGTCCAAGGTAGCCTGCATGTTCTCGTTCTTTACACTTGCCATATCTGTATCTATTTCTCGTGTACTGCAAATGTAGTGAAAAAGCACAACACGAAACAAGGCGCAATCCGTTTTTATAGATGGGTGAAATTATTTTCACTTAAAAGTTGGTTGCGTGAAAACTTTACCTTATCTTTGTAGTGTCAAAGGGCGAGAGACACCCCACGACACGTAACGTAAAAGACAAAAGACAATGAACAAGAAAATCAGCGACCTGCACATCTGGTGGGTTATCGTAATCACAGAAAAGCTCTCAACAGCATCACGCAAGAGACTTGAACGCAAGGGCTTCTCAAACGAGCCAAGAGCTAAGGTTCTCAAGCGTCACTGCCCCAGCCTAGAAAAGGCACAAGAGATGCAGGCAGAAGTGAAAGAGTGCCTCAGAGCTGGCGAGCGAGTAGAGACAATTCTTATCACAGACAAGCAGTTCGGTATGCGAACGATAGCTTACGGACACTAAGAAACAAAGCGAAGCCCCCGCACCGCAAGGTGTAGGGGCTTTTCTTTTGTAACCTATAAGAGCCTGCGTCATCCTCGGTGCAGACCATTTTCGTGACCTCACGAAAATGACACCACGCTAAATCAGCCCACGAAGAAGCGGTAGCCACAGCCTGCGGGACACCCACGCACCCAAAAGCAACGCAATAGCGAGGAGGGGCGCAAAGGCCTTGAGCTGCATACTCTGCCACGCAGTGAGCTTGGCTGGCACTTCGACCACCTCGGTGATGCGGATGCTGTCTATTCGCCCCGTGTTGATGGTATCAATGCGCCAGCGGTCACGCCAGCGGTACACCTCTTTGACCTTGTAGATGGTGTCGCCTGCCATACGTTCTGTGAGGTAGATACTATCGTGGACGTAGACGCTATCCAAACGCCAGCGATCACGCCACTCTACCCTCGTCCGCTCTACAGGAACAACACGCACCTTCGGGGAGCAGGAGGTGAGGGCATAGCCGATGAGTGCCACGGCTATAATCACAAGAAGCGTCTCCTTCCACCCTAATCTATTTGCTTTCATCGTAAATCTGTGTAAATGCTTTGTCGGGTAGCCACAGCTTGCTACCTTTGTAGGAGAGAGGCGCTGGGGCTGGAGATTGGCTTTCAGATTTCGTACTCGTTTAATCCTATCCAGCCCCGCCTCTCATGCGCCCTGCCGATCGGTGGGGCGCTTTTGCTTAGAGCCTAAGAGTGCGAGCCTTCGGCCTGCTTCTTCTCCTTCTCGATCATCTTGAGATAGGCCTCTACGGTACTACCGATAGCCATCATCATCAAAGATGCCGACTCGTAGCTTGGCACGAGGTCATTAGCCGTTCTCTTGTCAAGCTCGTTATTAGCATCAAGACCAAGGAGGGTGATGATGTCTGAGGTCATAGCTCTCGTCCAGCGCTGGAGGCGATCACTGCCAAGATCATCTGAACCGCCACCCTCGCCAAGGATCGAGCAGTACTCACCGACGTAGAAGAACATGTTATTGATGACCGACAGGATAGATTTCAGCTTATCCTCGGGCATCTGCTGTACCGACAGCGAGCGGACGGTGTCCTTGAGCTTGTTGAACTCCTCGAGGGAGACGACGTCGCCTGCGGGTGCGGGTGCAGGGGTAGGCACTACAGGGACTAAGCTCGCGAGCCACTCCTGGAGCGTCCCCTTGAAGCCATCCTGCACCGCCAGCTCGTAGGCGGATAGACCTCGCTCTCCGCGGAGAGCCTCGAGCGCCTGTGCGGTGATGCTTTCGGTAGTTGCTTCGGTAGCGCTCTTCACGACCTTGCAGAGCGGTGCGACGATCTCGTAGTCGTGGTAGCCGTCAGCGTAGTCCTTGTCGGGAGTGCGACCTGTGACGATTAGCGTATATACGCCAAGCCCGAGCAGTCGTGAGATGTCTGCCGTGACCTCTACAACCAGCTCACCGTTGGAGATGGTGTATGGGATCGTTGCCTCCTGCGTCCCCTGCTCGCTCTTGACCCTCACGTGGAGCGCCTCGAGCGCTGTGGGGTCGATAGCCTTACCCGATGGTCTGGCTACAAGAGCTACTCTGATGAGGGTGTCGTTGCCTCGCTGTGCGAGTGGGAGCGTTGCCGTCTTCTGCTGGCAGTCCTTTCCAAATGCTTTCATAAAAAGGTTTGATTATGTTGTGTGAGGCTGTTGGTCTGTTAAGCAGGGTAGGCGGAGGCCTCACGTCACCGCCCGCCCTGCTGTGTTAGTTACTTTAGTCGGGTGAAGTTCTTTCCGTCGTTCGTCGTCATCGCCTCCTGCCGTGGCATTTCGCCCAGCGGTGGTATAGCGACGTGCACCCAAACGCTATTCCCCTTGCGCTCGTAGATGACCTGCTGGAAGCCTCCGCGTCGGCGGATGATGTCGAACAGCTCCCGCAGTCGCTCTGGGCTCTTCGCTGGCACGATGTCAGCGGCCTGCCCAGCGAGATGCTGGCTGTTCTTTACTCCGCCGACGGTCTTATTAACATTCCAACTTCGGAAGCCAGAGGTAACGCGGATAGCCTCGCCGAACTCCTCGCGGATGCCGTCGAGGTAGTCCATCAGTCGCAGGAGGTCGCGCTTCTGCGTCGCGTTAGGCGTGTTGTCCTTTCCGAGGCGCACGGCCGTTTGGCTGCGCGTCAGTTCCTCGAGGGTGAAATACTTGCTCATAGTTTACTCTACTTTTGCGAGGTTACGGACTTCGTTCAGTGCCTTTGCCAGCTCCTTCGCCAGCTCCTGCGTCTGCTTTGCGCTGTTCTTAATCGAGTTCGTGTCGTGCTTGGGGAGGTTCTCCCAAACGCTCCACCCCTCCGTAGCGACCGCACCGATCGCCCCAAAGACGGTCAGGTAGGGAAGCTCTGGGATCGATAGGCGCGTCTCGAGGTCGATTATGAACAGTAGGACGTCGAGGAGCGACAACACAGCGATGGCGAGGTAGTAGATGAGGAGCTTCCCGAAGACACGGCGCGCGATGCTCGACTGTATCTTTTGCTTCGCTCGCATTGCTCTCATTATGCCTGTGATCGTGTCTATGATCACGGCGGCCAATACGATAAGCAGGGCTACGGCCATCAGCGTCGCCGTCTCATACGCCTCTTCTGGAGAAAAGAATTTAAACATAGTCTCTTGGTTTGGTTTGGTTGTGGTTTGTGGTTAGTAGTTGTCGCCAAAGACGAGAAATGTGAAGTCGATGTCGCTGTACAGCGTGTTGTCGTATTTGGTGTAGATCTCGAACGAGTTAGCCCTGATCTTTCCAGCCTTTGCGTTGTGTCGCCCGTTCCCAGCGTCCATACATATCACCGAATAGCGCGTATGCCCGAGGTCGTGTGTAACGGTGTATATGCCTGTACCTGTTCGGCTGATGCTCATACGGTCGGAGCGCGCTCCCCACTTATGCTCGAAGCTCACGTTACCTGCGTACACACGCCCGCCGAGTAGCGCACCCGATATGTCGACGCCTCCGCGGACGTGAAGGACGGGCTTATCGAGCTTGTTCGAGATGCGGACGAAGCGCGCACCACCGCCAGCGATACCGAAGAAGAAGAGCGCGCCATCGTCGCCGACGTAGATACGGCTGCGCTCGCTCCGTGGGTCGATCTGCTCGAGCGTGCGGAAGTCCTGCGTATAAGCGTTGGGGAGCTTGCCACCGAAGCGCATAGAGCCGATCTGCAAGACCTTGCCACCTTCCATCACCTCCATCTGTCCCCAGTGACCTGTGCCGTCGTGGTTGATAGCTACGACGCGCGCCTCGTTGGGCTTACCGAAGTGCGTCACCCCCGCTGCGAAGGCGGGGAGGTTAGCCACGCCAGAGAGGTACGATGCTACTGCCCCTGCGTTGTTCTTTGCGCCGATGATTGAGCCGAGGACAAGCCCGCCGCTTATATCCGTGCTTCCCTCGTGGATAGCTTCGTGTAGGTAGTCGTTGGGGTAGGACTTCTCTCCACCGTCGGGGTGGCGGAACTTAATCTTGTCACTCACGATTTCTCCCGTATTTAGGTTAATGGTTGTGCTTCCGTCAGCTGATGCGATGCGCTCCGTGCGTATTTGGCTGGGAAGTACCTCCGTGAAGCCGTAGAGGCGAGAGAAGGAGCGCGCACCAGTATCATCTGCGGAAGAGAGCAGGCCGAGCAGAAGGCACGTTGCCGAGCCGTCGTTAAGCTCTCGGGGGTTAGTATCAACCACGAACGCCCCAGTGAGCGAAGTCCCCACCCCATTGTTGCATCGTGCGTAGATGTAGTAGGACTTATTGGGGTCAGAGAGCGCAGGCGTGCGCATTTCTGGGAGCGCCCATACCTTCCCCGCATTAGGCTCAGAAGAAGAGAGCGTGCGTGACGGGTTGTACAGCCACTCTATCTGCCCAGCTGGCAAGCGCAATACCTGCGTATCCTTATTGTACTCTGGCGTCCAGTTCTCAGGGGTCTTGAAGCGCAGTTGCGTCTGGGGGTCGCCTGCAATGAGTTGCATCGTCTTAATCGTTGCAGGGCTGATAGATGAGGAGAAGCGCTCAGCAGTCGCTCGTGCTATCTGCTCCGATGCCTCCAACGCCTGCTTATAGTTGCGTGAGCCTTCTTGTCGCACTTCCTTCACTGCCTCCTCCTGCCGTGCGCCCTCTTGGCGCATCTGCTCTATAGTCGTGAGGATGGACGAAGCAGACACCCCTGTACCCAATTCAATCTCGGGTGTTTCTGGGCTGATGAGATAGTCCTTGATACCAGTGATGCGCAGGTCTACTCCGTAGGGTATTAGCTCGGGGTCGGACAACCGAACGTACCCACCGAGGCGGATAGCACCGCCCCTATTTGTCCAGTCCTTTTTCGCCCATAGTCCGTCAAGGTCGGCACGATAGACGTATGGGTGCTGTGTAGCTTCGTGTAGGTGCTTTAGCGCACGACGAAGCAACTCCCACTCTGCACCAGTCTTAGTATTGTTATCACGTATGTAGGGGGCAGGAAGCTCCACAGAAAATACTGCGTACTTGTCGCCGACCTTAGCGATATACTGGGCTTCGGGCATCCATACCCCGTCTACCTCCTTACCGATGATGGTAAAGCGTCTATCCTTATGTGTGTACTCAGCTTCGAACGTCTGTCCAGCGAGCATACCGCTTTGGAACGCAATGGTAAGAGGTTGGTTAGGGATAAGGCACTGGGTATAGTCCAGTGTGGCAGGTATAGATGTGTCGGTAAAGGAAAACAGAGGGTGCTTATCCTTCGTCTCGCCCTTGACCTGCTCAAACGTCGTCACGCTCCCCACTCGAGAGGGATAGATGTCGGTAGCGTCTAAGCTACCCTCGCCACCCGTGACCCCTTCCGAACTCACTCGCTCCACATAGTCACCATTTGGGCTAACCAAGTATAGTGCCTGCGTTCTCGTGTTGTATCCTGCTTCTCCCGAGAACCTATCCCCATCAAAGAATACTGATTCGCTCTTAGGCATATGCAGGGTCTTTGAGCCGTACCTGTCGTGGCGGATGTTGCGATCTGATCCCTGCACATACAGACGCTGGATAAGTGTCTGGCGCTGGTCGTTCTCACGCTTCAGCCCCGACTTTAGCCCCTTGTCCCTCCCATAGGCAAGGGGTAGCGGACTGGTGGCGTTCGCCTCAATCTTCCCCAGTCGGATAGCCTTACCCTCTGCGACCCACTCGGTGTCGAAGGTTTTGGCGATAAGCCCCAGCGCACTAAGGCAGTCCGTATGGTCGTAGCTGATGAGCTTCTCGGGAGCGTCAAGGCAGGACGCAATAGTCCACTTCTCCGCCTCGGTGTCCGCTCCGCTCGCTGCGTCAATGAGCATTCGCAGATGTTCCTCGGGCTTTGCAGTGATATTGAACTTTACCGCCCCATCTGTGCGGTGCTTCATTCGCCACAGGCGCAGGCGCTCGCAGGGCGCACCCAGCGTTAGTGAATGATGATAGGACTTGTCGTTATGCTTCGTGATGACCGCAGGGGATAGCAGTGTGTAGGTAGCCCCCTCGAAGCGAATAGTAGCCCCCACGGGGATAGTCGTAAGGCGGTCAGAGACAAACGTGATGTAAACTCTGTCCTCCCCCGAAATCTTCCTATATCGGTAGCTCGTGTCCTCGGGGGTAACGCTCGTTAGCGGTCGCCCATTGACGAAAAATGTAATAGTCATAGTCAGCTCGGTTGGTTAGTATGATGCTTCGCTCGCTTCGTACTTGCGCTCCTCTCGGATGTCATCGAGTGTCCTATCTGGGTCGCTCGTCCAGTTGAGGAAGGCGATGCCATCACGCTGGGAGATAAGCCCAGCGGAGAGCGCCTGCGCAATGTTCTGTATCGTATCCTTCTCGTCTGAAATCTCGAAGGGCTGTATCTCTACCTTCGGGACGATGCTCATAAGAGCCTCGGCAAGGTCGGGGCGCATCACCGAAGCGAAGGAGCGAAGCACAGAAAGCTCTCGTAGCAAGAATACCTCCAGCTCGCCAGCCTCGTCTAGCACCTTGAGCTTCGCATCGATGTAGAGCTGCTTACGGCTCTCGCCACTCATTGGCGTGCTTTTCATCTCGCTATGCGACCAGTCTGGGAGCTGGAGCGCATCGAAGAATGTACTGCGCAGTGTCTGATAGTGGAACTTTAGGCTTTCTGGCGCACCATCCCACGTGACGTACTGCATACTCGAGCCCTTGGGAAGCTCGAAGATTGAGCGAAATTCGCTGTCCCCATCCTTTTCGTAAACCCCCTCCTCGTCTTCCTCCTCGACTTCTTTGTCGTGGATCACTGCAAGAAGGGGCTTTGCGTTGCGTCGCAGGTAGTTACCGTTGCGAGACAGCGAGAACTCCATCTCATCCACGTTGCTCGACATGTCCTCCCACGCTGGCGCAGGGCGGTAGATGTACACGGCTGGTATCTTGTCCAGCCCATGATACGCACGGCTCTCCAGTCGCCACTCCTTTCCGTCAGCTGCATAGATGATGCGCTCTCTGTCCGTCAGCGTCTCGAGGTATATAGTGCCACCCGAGCTGTACTGCACCGAGAGGGCGACAAGGTCACCGAACGCATCGAAGAGTGGGAAAATCTGATGCCCATCCATTGGGCTAAATGTGCGCTGTCGCAGCGTCACGATACTGTTAAATCCGTAAGCGGTCGTTGGCTTCTCGACTGCGTGCCAGATGGTGGCCACCTCGCAACAAGCGAAGTACTTCCTCCCCCTGGTGCGGTTGAGTGCGTCGATACGCAAGGCGTTGTACAGGCGCTCGATGAGCTTAGCGGCGTCCTTCTGCTTGTCGTCGTCCGTGGTGTAGCTTCTCGCCACTGGGGTAGCAAAGCAAAGCTCCGCAGTACGAAGAGCTGCGAGCTTCTGAAAGGGGAGAACAACACGTGTCACCTTCTCCTCCTTGTTCGCCTCCGTGATGATGTCGGGGTACTTTGACTTGCTAAGGACTGCATGCTCCCGAGGGTCATACGCCTTTTTTAGCTCTTCCCACGGGGGTACTATGATGTCCTTCCTTTTGAGAGCCTCTACCGCATCGCCTGCGGGTAGCTCTAAAATCTCGGCTATATTCTTCAGCTCCATATACGTAGGTTGTTGGTCTTACGTATAGTTACGAAAATAAAGAGAGCGAGGCGGAAAACTGCACCCTTTTATCTGCTGATTTATAGCGCATTTGACCGACTGCACAATACGCAAGAGAGCCGCCCCACGCTGGTAGGACGGCTCTCTATTCGGTTGGATTGGCTAGTCTTTGAGCTTTACCCCTCGGGTCTGAATGTCAGACACGCCACGCTGGAGTGCCTGCACGTCTTCACGTATTCCCTTTAGGTGAGAGGTGTTGTCGTTGATTGCTGCGAGGTGTCGGAGCTGTTCGCCTGCAATCGAGTAGAGGCCACGCACGTCACTCTGTATCTCGCTCGTCAACCCTTGGATGGAGCGCAGTAGCCCGTTATTCTCGTCTACGCTCTCCTGCGAGGCTTGAGCTATCCCCCTCTTCGAGGCTTGGTGGTCAGACTGCGAAGCCCCCAGCGTGTCCGTCAGTTGCTCCTGCACTGCCTTCATCGCTGCGGTATATGCAGGGACAACCTTTGCTCCTACCTCCTTCATATCTCGAGTGAGAGAGGTCGTGAGATTGACTACCGCCTTCGGGTCAAAGCCCACGGCAGAGAACTTAGCCTTGTAGCGGTCGTAGATGTCGAGGATAGGCTTCATTAAGAACTGCTCGGTGAGTTGCTTCTTCACGATGTCACGCATAATGTCGCCTACCTTTCTGTTGAACGCCTCGGCAGCATCCTCCCCTCGCTCAAAGGCAGAGGCAATAGCATCCCCCAGCTCATCAGCCATCTTGGAGAAGTCGCCACCCAGAACGTCCTCGGTTAGCTTGTTGATAACCTCGCTCTGCTTCTCGCCCAGCTCCGCCAGCTTGCGTCTATACTCGTCCACCTTGCCTGCATCGGTCTTTTTCTTCTTCTGCTCCGCGTTCATCTGCTGGGCTACCGCCAGCTGTTGCTCGCTCATCGCCTTTAGCTGCGCACGTGCGTTGCTGTACTTATCTGCCCCGATAGCTTTGTTCGCAGAGTAGGCTACCTTCTCGTATACTGCAGAGAGCCTGCTGGCGGCTTCCTCGGTGCGTCTGTTGAGGTACGCCACGACTGCGCCAATGTCGGAGGTTGTACCCTTGTACTCCCCGACCTTGCTTTTCGCACGCTCGAGGGCTTCGGTCACCGCTTCGTAGCTATTCACCACACGCTCCAGCTGCATCGTGCTTGAATGGTCTACCTCCCACTGCAGAGTATCTATCCTACCCTGCAGTGCCTTTATCTCCTCGTCTCGCTTGCTGTCGTTGTTGAATAGGTTAGCTATCGTCTGGGCTACCTGCATAGCAGCCGAGATGACCGAAAGGATGACCGTTGCACGCTCTACCGTCTTCATCGCCGTAGCACTCGCCGTGGCTGTAGCCTGCATCGAGGTGGCGGACGTCTGCGTGAGTTGCAGGATAGAGTTGATAGCACCGAAAGCACCAGTGGCGATAGATCCTACACTCTTGAGGAGCTTCCCAGCTGTACCGCCAACCGCCTCGCCCAGCTCATCGAAGCTCTTAGTTCCCTTGTCGATGATGTCGGAGAGGTCTTTCCATTGCCTAATGGTTCGTGCCTGTGGTGCAGCCTTGTCTCTTGCCGTTGCCTTCTCGAGAGCCTTGGAGAGGGCGTCCACCTTGGCACGCGCCTCCGCAACGCTTGCTCCATCTACCCCAGAAGCCCCGTTAAGTGCCTCAAGTTGCTCCTTCGCCCGCTCTAAGGTCGCCTGCAATTGCTCCAGCGAGAGTGCCGCTATCTGCTCCATCCACGCCTTGAACGCTTCGGAGCGTCCTGCGAACTCGCTGTCAATAGCAGAGAGGGCTTCACGCTCCTTGCGGTTGAGCTCGTCCTCATTACTCTTCCCCGCCCCATCGTGGTAGGCGGTGCGTCTACCCTCGGCGTCGTGCTGATAGAGGGCTTCACGCCTGCGGGCGTACTCTTCTGCGACCTTCGCCCTCCGCTGTTCGTAGCTCTCTGCACCGCTGATGAGCTTCTCCCAGTGTTCCCTCTGCTCCTTTAGCTCGGCCTCTCTGTGGATGCGCTCCTGCTCTGCAAGTAGAGCCTTTGCGCTCTCCCCGAGATTATCCTTAGTGTACTTCGTTGGGTCGAACACCTCGCCCTTATCCTTGGCTTTGGGGTTAGCAGCCTCCCACTTCTTGCGCTCCTCGGTGCGCAGAGCCTCGACAAGCTCCGCCTCTTGCTTGATGCGTGCCGCCTTGCGCTTCTCCGCATTGAGCTTGAGTACCGCTTCTTCCTTCTCCCATCCGTCAGCCATCGTGGCAACTCGCTCCTCCTGTTGCTTGAGCAGTCGTTGTCGTTCATCCTGCGCCTGCTTCTCATCGAGGAGCTGCAACTCTACCGCACGTTGCTTGCGCTCTGCCACCTCGTGCTGGGTGTTCTTCTTGGCTGTGCTTCCACCACCTGCTCCCCCGCCCTTCTTCGGCTTGAGGCTGTTCCCAGTGAGCGTTTCGTAGGTCTTGGCATACTCCTCCTGCTGCTTCTTAAGCCCTTCGATAGTCTTAGCCTCCTCGCCAGCTCTTATACTGGCGTCCTTACCCGCACGTATCTTGGCGATTTGCTCGCTGGCACGCTTGTACCCCTCCGCTGCCTTCTTAGCAGCTTCGGCTACATTGCCCTGTGCCTTCTCCGCCTTGGTGGCGGATACCTCGATATCTCCGTATAGGGCGTTAATCTCCTTGATGCGTGCCTCCTTGCTATCCTTAGACAGACGGAGCTTGTACACCGCATCGTTGAAGTCATACACAGAGCCCAGAGACTCGCCAGCTGCGTCCATCTTCCTACGGAACTGCTGAACAAACTCCTTGCTAAATCCACGCCCGCTCTCGATAGCGGCGCGCACTTGCGCAAACTGCTTGTCTCCGACTTCCGCCCCGTACGCTTTCTGCAGCTTATCGCGCACCTCCTTTAGGAGCTTCGCATCCTTTTCGTAGGAGCTATCCCCGAGGTCTTTTATCGCCTGCTCTCTGTGGCGTGCCATAATAGACTTACGCACCTCAGCAGTGAGTGCAGTGTAAGCCCCTGCAAGGTCGTTCACCTCGAGACGCTCCTTCACAAGCGCGCTAACCGCCTGCGGGGCTTTGGCTATGAACTCCTGCTTCTTCTCGTTGTACTTAGACAGAGCTTCATTATGCTCCTTTTGGCTCTTAGTGCCATCCTCGGTAGCCGTCTTAGCCTCCTTGAGAGAGCGGTAGAGGTCATCGATTACCGCCTTTTCCCCCTCGTACTCTCTCACCGCCTCGGTGTGGCTCTCCTTGAGCTTGCGTGTCGCCTCCTCTGCTGCCGTCTCATAGGTCACCAGCTCATAGATGCCATACGCCAGTGCAGCAACTGCGGCAGCGGCTAAGGCGTAAGGGTTCGCCATCAGCACCGCATTAAGTCGAGCGGTCACTCCCGTAAGCGTGGTCTTTGCTGCGGAGAGGACGCCAGTTGCGGTAGCCTCCGTCGTCTTGCTAGCCGTGGCAATGGCGTTGAGTTGCGCCTCGGTGATCGTAACCCCTACGGCAGCTTGTTGCGTCACAAGTTGCTTACGAAGAGCGAGCGTGTAAGCCTCAGTGCCAATGGTAAGCCCCTGCTTCTGCACCATCGCAAGGCTCTCCGCGCTTAGCAGGGCTTCAAGGCTTCGGGCTTCCGCCACCCACGCAGAGGCAGAGCGTGCCTTATCGAGAGCTGCGGTAGCCATAATTACAGCCTTGTAAGCGCCAACAGCGGTGACTGCTGCGAAGATAGCTTTAGTCAGCACCTCCCAATTCTCCACTGCGGTAGTCGCAATTCCGATGCCCGCACCGATGATGCCCTCGGTGCGCTCGCCCATCTGGTTAAGCATCTGCTCGTAGGCATCTGAGAGCGCTCCCAGCTGACCTCGCAGTGTCTTACTCTGCCCCTCGAGGTTGCCATAGAACAGACCGCCCGCACTCGTTGCGCTCTGCAGTGCGCCCTCGACCATCTCGATAGAGATAGCGCCCTCTTCCATTGCCTTCTTGAGCTCCGCCATCGACTGCCCAGTGGTGCGTGAGATTTCAGCAAGGGGGTTGAATCCTGCGTTAATCATCTGGTTGAGGTCTTGCCCCGTTAGACGCCCAGTGCTACTCATCTGCGAGAAGGCAAGGGAGAGGCTTTGCAGCTTATCGCCAGATCCACCCGATATGTCGCCTAATTGCTTGATGATAGGCACGACCTTACTCCCCTCAATCCCGAAGGATAGCATCGTCTGTGAAGCACGGACAAGGTCGCTCAAGTCCATAGGGGTCTCCGCTCCGAAGCGGGTAAGCTCGCTTAGCATCTCCTTAGCCTTTGGTGCTGAGCCGAGGAACGTGGTAAACGAAGCCTCGAAGCCTTGGAACTCCGCACGCGTCTGAATGATACTGCGAGCAAAGCCCAGTAGGGCGGTCGTACCGAAGGTAGCAGCTATCGTCTGCCCTACTCGAGAGAACGCCCCCTCCATCTGCGACACAGACACCTCGATAGGCTCGGTCTTTTCCACCACGCCATCGAGGGCGGTAGTGATCTCCTTGCCCATCTTCCCAATCGCAGGGGTTAGCGTGGAGAGCTTCTTATCCATACTTGCAAGGGCTGCGCCTATGTTGTTGCCTGCTGTCGTTGCTGCCGTGGCGACCTCTCCGAAGCCCTGCGACATCTTGGCGGTGAGTGCGTCAATGTCCGTGCCCGCCTCGGTAGCCTTCTTGCCTATCCTCCCGAACTCCTGTTGTAGCTCTTGGCTCTTTGCCTTTGCTTGACTATCGTCCAGTGTGACCTTGAAATCAAGACCGCCATCTATTGGGGTATTGCTCATAAGTAGAAATCCTTTAAATCATCATTCGTTAATGTCGCTGCATCCTTGACCTCCTCAGCTGGCTTGCTGTCCTCCTTGTAGCTTGGTGCGGTGGCGAGGTAGAGCACTAGGTTTTGGTAGCTCATCTTGTAGAGGAGGTACTCGGGCGTCACCCCGAGGTACTTAGTCGCAGATGCTATTAAAGCCCACGGGCTGTCGTTGTCTGTTCCACCTTCGTCGGCTTCGCAACTCTTATTGCGCTGAGGAAAGTGGTAAGAGCGAAAAAATCACGCACCTCCAAGCGCTCTGTAAGTCGCAGGAATGCGAGAGCGAGGTCGGACACCCCGTGCTTCGCTTCCAGCGTTCGTGCGAGCTTCTCCACTGGGTCGCCCTTGAGCACGCGAATCACACGCTCCAGCATCGAGGGGAACGGAGCAGGCGCACCGAGGATGAGCAAAGAGATAGCACGCGACAATCCGTGGGCGTGCCGTGCCGTACGTAGTGCGGTGATAGCTGCCGAGCTGTCCTCGCTCACTGGCTCGAGCATCTCATCGGGGAGCTTGCTCAGCTCATCACTCACGCTTATCAGTGTGGCGAGCGTTGGGGGTGCCACCTTGTACACCTCTTCCCCGATAGTAATCTCTGTTACACGCTGGAGTATAGCGTCTGCTGTCTTTGTTTCAGTCGTTGCCATAGTTGGTTGGTTAGTATGCTAGTCTGTATATCTTTCCCTTGTCGAGCTTTGCCCGCTTTTTCTTGTCCAGTATCTCGGTGAGCACGACATAGCGCACAGCATCGAGAGCGTGGTTGAATGCATCGATAGGCTGGTCAAGCCACCTGCCATCGTGAGCTTGTCGCCACGTGTAACTGCGTAGCTCCTTGCGTAGGTTGTTGGAACGTTTGGTCACGTAGACTTTCATTGAGCGCATCTTGTCGATACCAGCCTTAATCGAATCAGCCCCCTTGGTTGCTGGGTGGATATCTACCCCCCTGCGTGCTATCTCGGCTATAGTCCGAGGCTCTGCGCTATCGGCTATCACCTTCACTCCCTTTGCCCCAGCTCGTAGCAGGTCTGCAATGTCGGAGGCGAATAGCCCAGACTGGTAGATGAGCTCATCGAGGTAGAGGGCGTCATCTGTATATCCTACAAGGATAGCGGCGGTAGGGTCATTTGTGAACCCAAAGTCCATACCCACACGAATGTGGCGCAGCCCCTCGGGTAGCGCATCGATAACCTCGTGGGAGGGGTACACCAGCCCCTCCACCTGCGCCTGCTGCCCCTCGCCATACACACGCCACAGACTGGGGTTAGTCTCCTTCAAGGATAGCAAGTTATCTATGATAGCCTGCTCCAAGAAGGGGTTATCACGGAAGGTGGTTATGAAGTGGTGCGTGCGCTCGTCCCTGTTGAGGGCGCAGAGCCAGTGGTCTTCGCTGAATGATGGGTTGTAGTCGAGGACACAGAAGCGAGTGGTGCGCATCCGCAGCTGTTGCCACTCAATCTCCAGTAGCTCGTTCGCCTCATTGACGAATAGCACATCTCTCTTGCGCCCTCTGAGCTTCTGCTCGCTGTCGGTGCTGATGAAGTCTACTACCGAGCCGTTGGGGAGCGTGTAGATAAGCTCGCTCTTGTTGAACGCCTTCTCGTTCCACAACTCCATGCGGAGCAGTATCTCCTTGAAGTCGATAAGCACCGACCCCTTGAGAGCTGGCAACGTACCACGGACAATCGTTAGGCGCGTCTTAGGGTGCTGGGCTAGGTAGGTGATTAGGTAGATGAGGATATTGTACGTCTTCCCCGAGCGTGACGACCCTTGGGCAGAGATAACTGTCTTCCCTGCCCGCAGAGCCCTGTCGAGGATGCGCACAATCTTATTCGCCCTTATCGTCATCTGCGTCTACAATCTCCACACGGATAGAGGGTATCAAGTCCTTACCGCCAGCCCCAGTGACCTCGGTGCGTTCGCTGTACCCTCTGGAGCGCCCCCTCGTCTTGAGATAGAATATGATGGAGGTCACGTCACCTTCGTCTATCTTGTTCATCAGTGCGCTCTCTACGTGGTCTACCTGTATCTCACGAAGTGCATCTACTGCGCTTGCGAACTCTGCGTCCTCGTTCATCCAGCGGTGGAACGTGCAGCGAGCAATACCTGCAACTTCGCAGGCTGGGTGGATAATCCCCCTGCTCGAAGCGAGGGCTTCCAGCATCTTCTGCTTTCGTGCGTCCTTGGCTCGCTTGGCTTCGCTCCCCTCTGGGCTTGGCCCTTTCTTCCGGCCTCGGGTGAGCTTAGCCTTTTCAGCTGCCGTCCCCTTTGACTTCTTTTCCGCCTTTTTATCCATAGTCTTGTTATTTGCTATCAGCTACTTACGTATAGATACGAAAAAAGGGGCAGTGCGCCCCTTTTCCGTTAGATTAATCCCTGCTTTATTGCAGAGTGATACTTGTCTGGCGTTGTTGTCTCGATGGTGATAGTCGAGTAGCCGCGCTTTAGGACTATTCGGTGCAGTCGTCCCTGCGCTTTCTTCTCTGCTATCATCTGAGCCTTTACGGCATCGAGGCACCGTTCCCGCTCTGTTTGCTCCTCAAGGTTGATGTACGACCTCTGCTGGTACAGACGCTTCTTAGCAGCGTAAGTAGTATCAGTCTTTCCCATAGGCTTAGTAAGTTAGTCACTCTTTAGGGGTGGCGTGTAGTGCATCGAGGAACGCCTCTGCAACCGCCTTTCCGTACTTTTCAGAGAATACTCCGTGGAAGTCGATCGAGAGGCGCGCCCCCCTCATCGAGAAGATAGCCCCAGTAGCCTCGTCTATGCCTATCTGCAAGCCCCTGGGGAGTGTCGTCCATTTGATGCGTGACTTTGTGTCCATACCCTATCTGATTAGTCCGACTGCATCGATTAAGCGCACCGAGGTAGCCACGCTGTCCGTACCGCTCTCTGCGGTGTGGCAAGCCTCGACCACTCCCAGCTCCTTTACCAGCACCCTCTGTGATGTCGCCTTGCCCCTGCCGTCCGTAAGCCCAACGATATAGTAGTGATAGCTCTCTCCGTCTACGTCAAGCCCGATAGCATCGGACACCCCGAGTGGCTTGAGGCTCTTTATCTCTACTGTATCAGAGGAGAAGCTGGCGAGGTGGTCTAACACCTTGGCTTCTGCTTCTGTGTAGGAGAGTGCGTCCACAAGGTGCGTCTCCGTGGTTTTCTTGTCGTCAATGTTGCTGTATGCAACTCGTGCGATGAATAATTCCATCTGTTAAGTATTTGCGTTTTCGTTAACCTATTGGTGTGGATATGTTAAGCAAATGGGCTTTTCGTTAACCTATTCCGCCCCTTTACTCCTTGAATTTTACTCCTTGAGTTCGTGGTGCTACTCATTGAGGTTACTCCTTGACTCCGAGCAGTCGGCAGATGAGGTCGAGACGGTGGGCTTCGGCCGTGGCCTTTACCTCCTCCAGTGTCGGGAAGTTGTTAACCTTGCGTAGAACGCACTCGCCCACTTCCTCTCGGTCAGCCATCGCCATAAGGTAGAGACTCACCCGTTTAAGCTCGAGGCGCTCATAGTCGTAGAATATGCGGTACTCGGCGTGCAGTTCGCCTCGCTTTATCTCGGCCTTGAGGTACTCATATCCGAAGCGTGGATGCGCCTCACGTTCCCACTCCAGCGGGTTCTCTTTTAGCTGTTGCCTTACTTCTTCTCGTGTCACAGTCGTTATCCTTTAATGCCGAGCATTCGGCAGGCCATAGATAGTCGGCGTTCCTCGGCTTTTCCCTTGAGTACCTCGAGTGGGATGATATAGCCTGTGGATCTGGCAAGTTCGTAGCTCCCAAACTCCCACCTCCCGTGTGCGCTAACGTCGACGCTACAGGAGCTATTCGCCTTGTTTACGTCTATCTGGAAGTCGATGCGGAGTGCGTCGTACGCATCTTCGTCTCCATCTTCACCATCTATCAGCGTCACTCTTGAGTGTAAGCCGTAGACAGGCCTGCCATCGTCTTCCTTCCACTCCAGCGGGGTCTTCGCCAGCTGTTGCTTTACTTCTTCGCGTGTCATTTCTTGTTGTTTATGAACATACTACGTACTTTCTCCACTTGGTATATGCGGGCTTCAACTTTAGCGTCCTCAAGTGTATCGCAATACTCCCTGAACCCATCAGTGAACCCGTCATCTGTCGAGCTGAACACGACAAAACCATTCCCATCCTTTCGGATGAAGATCTTGTACTTTAGCCCTACTTCCGCTATTAGGAGGTCGTCATCGTCTTTCCACCATTGAATAGGGCGTAACTCGTCAGCTATCTTCTGCCTTCTCATGTCATTTCTATTCGATATTAAAGTGTGATAGTATCTTCTCCTTGAGGTACTCCTCGGCCGCTTGCTTAGCCTCCGCCAAAGTGTTGTACTCCACGTTGTCGAAGGAGGTAATCCATTTAGGGTACATCTCGCTGATTAATGCGTCCCAGTCCATGAATCGGTCGGCTTTGTAGGTCGTTCTAAGGATGCCCGTCAGCTTTCGCCATTCGAGCGGGCGGAGGTATTTCAGTAGTTCTTCTCGTGTCATAGTTTGTTGTGTTGGAGAGTGCGCCCCGCCGTCCCAGGCGCGGAAGGTCTCGCGTGCGGTAGGTAAACCGCCAGCAGGGCGCACTCGTGGTAGCTACTTAGAGATTAGCGTGAAGTCGAACGGTGAGCAATACTCGGGGGCGTCAGGGGATAGCCCTGCGTTCTGCTCGTGGGTGTATTCCTCCACCCATTTGCCAGCCTGCCCATACGTTGCGAACTCTCCGCAGATAGCGTCGGTGAGTCTGTTCTTTACGATGTACTTCATTTTCTTTTCGTTTTAGTGGTTAGTTCTGTTCGTTGCGTTCGTCCCTGAGCTTGTGTATGGCTTCTTCCGCCTCCTCCCATTCGCCACCGAAGATGTAGGTAATGACGATCTGTGCGGTGTCGCTTAGAGGCACTTCCTTCGCTATCTCCCGTAGCTCTCTGAGTAGCTCGGTGTAGTCCTTCTGATCGGGCTCAAAGCCAAGGAATTTAGCTTCACGGCAAGCCCGCCATACCGCCCCAGCATTCCCCCGACTTCTGTATTGTGCATATTCCACTATTTGCTGAATGGCATTGCCTCGGAAGTAGTCAATACGATAGGTGATAAGCAGGTTGTCACGCCACGCTCTCAGCCGTTCTTTTTGTTCTTGGGTCATAGCTGTACATTCTTAGTTAGTAGCTCCTCGGTAATCTCGAGGGCGTTAGGTTCAGCGTCTCGGTGCTTTGCCACTCGGAAGCGGGTGACCTTGTCCCCAGTCCAGCCCGTCAGCTCCCGATAAGCGTAGTAGCCTTTCTTGAGGAAGGGCAGGAGCAGGGCGCGCGCCTCTCCGTGGCTTATCGCTGAGTCTTTATTCCGCTTGTCGAGTGTTACGACGCAGGTCGGATAGGTGCGTAGGGTTTCGACTATACCCGCCCTTATGCGCTCAACGTCGTCTGTGCGAATGTGCCAGTCCTTGTCGTTCACGGGGATCTCGGTTGGCGTGACGCTCTCCGCTTCTGTGGTGGTTGCCTTCGGCTCTCGCTCCTTTCGCTCGTTCCACAGCGTTAGCGTCACGGCTATTGACCACACGAGTAGCCCACCGCAGGCGATGATGAGCAGGTCGATGATGTTGTCCGTTGTCATTGTTCGTCAAGTTCAAAGAGGCTACACACCTCGTTTACGAGAAAATTGCGAGCCTCCTGCATTGCGCCGTCGAGGCTCTTGTGGCGCACCTTGTACCCCTCGAGGAGTGTTTCGTTTCTGAGTATCTGCAGGTGCGAAAACTCTGGCGCACCTAAAGCAGGGCAGATATCAATCTCGAGGCTCTTCCCTCCAATCCCAAGAGAAGCCCTGTACGTGTTGCACTCGTGGTTGTACGCCCACTCTATGGGCTTGAGGCTCTTTGCTATGTCGTTTCGTGTCATTGTTGCTCTATGTTTTCGCCCGAATGCTGAGTGTGGGTGACCTTTATGTTCGTCAGCCTGGTAACGATGCTGTTAGCGAAGCCGCGAACTCCAAAGCCGTATTTAACTCCTCGCACCCACCCGATGAAGTACGCTACGAAGAGTACCACTACAATCATAAGGCAGCTTACTATTTCTTTAGTAGTCATATTCCATTAGTATTTCTTCCCGTGCTTCGCAGGGCGTGTGGCGTTGTACTTTAGCTTCAGCTCGATGTGAGTCATAAGGTCGATGCCGAGGCGGTTGCAGAGCAACTCCAGCGACTTAATGGAGTAGAGAATGGCGGTGCGATGAGCGTACATGTCGCAATGGCAGCACGCCTCCTGAAGGATAGGCCACAGCGCATCGGCAAGCGTCATTTCCCCAGCGATGTAGAATGCAGATACGCCTAAGTCGGTCTCTACCTCCTTCTCGGAAAGCGCACGATCTTTGAGCATCCACCCCAGCAGGTCAAGCAGGCATATCACTGCGTCGGCGATCTCGTCCCACACGGTGTCCTTAACAACTCTAAGGAACTCCTGCACGAACTCTGCGCCATCCAGTCTGTTAAGCTCCGCAACCTGCGCGGGTGTGAGCTTGACAACCTTCCCTAAGCGGTCGGCCTCCACTGCCTCGGAAAGCTCCGAGACAACCAGCATCAGATAATGCCCGACGGAGTGGGGCTCATCCCAAAAGCCTTTAGCCACTGCCCGCTGGTGGCAGTCCTTGGCGTAGCGGTTGAGCGTATCTGCGTTGTAAAGTCTGTATGTCATATTCGTTGCTATTTGATGATGTGTGATAAGATGTGTTTTATGACCTCAACCGTCCACCCGTTGCCGAGCATCTTGTAGGCTTGGGTATCGGAGCATCCCCACTTATACCAGTCGGGGATAGTCTGCAAGCGTGCGCACTCGGTGGGGGTGAGTCTACGGAGCATATAGCCTATTTTAGCCACGGGCTGTCCGCTGCCGTCGTTCCTCGCTCTCGCAGGTATGCACGGGGCTTTACCTCCAGCTGTCGGACGGAAGCCCTGCCCATCCTTGTGCGTACGCCAGGTGCCAGGGATAATTAGCGGATTATTTGCATGCCAGCGGTTTGAGGTTAAGGTTGGCGACTTGACAAATTTTGCACTTGGGGGTATATAGCCACGCCCCCGTTGGTAGATGCCTATATACAAGATGTCCATATCGGAGTGGTTGCCACCGCTATGTCCTCCAGCAGTTAGGCAAGACGCCTTGTCTTGCTGAGCCTTTGGCTTTAGCTTCTTGTCGAGCTTGACTACGGCTGACGCCTTCCCTTCCTGCGTAGGGGCTATGCTTTCAAGAGCCTCCTCGTTGAGAGAGAGATTGCGCATATAGTATTTCTCGTCTACTTCATCGTCGAGGATGTCTCCGATGTAGATGCCTCGGTCGGCAGGCTGGGGGATATCTGTGAGCAGCTCACTCCATATACCCTCGCTCTTCGTACGAATATCGCTCCAATATAGGCGCACTCTATTCTGTGCAGACACAAGGGCGGAGTTAATCACAACGGGTCTAATGCCGAGGCTTTCGTTTATCCTCAGCTCGTCTGATGGACGCATCCGCACATTCTCAAGGAGGTACTTTGCGTTGGGGTTGAGCTTTTGCACGTGGTGCAAGATGTCAAGGAAGACCCAATATAGCTTACTTCGTGGGTCATCGTGACCGAGCATTTTACCTGCTAAGCTAAAGCCTTGGCAGGGCGATCCAGCGAGGAGTAGGTCAATGGATGACCACTCAATGTCCCACTCTCGCCACTTCTCCACGTCTCCGAGCTGTATGGCGTCGGGGAAGTTGAGCTGCGTCTGTGCGATAGCGTGCTTGTCTATCTCGCTGGCATAGTACCTCTCGATAGGCACGCCCAGCTCTCGGAGGGCTATCTGCCCGCAGCTCATTCCGTCAAAGAGTGATAGTACTTTCATTCTTTCGCTTCCTCTCTCTTACTCATCACGGGCTTAGTGCGAAGTAGGGGGCGTGGCACACGCTCCAGCGTGACGGGCTTAGCCGTGGGGGCTTGATACTCACCCTTGGTCAGCACCTTCTCCGCGAGCTTGAGCGTTAAGTCATTGGCATTGCCAAGAATTTCAAGGATCTTGTGTTGCTGGCCACTGACGAAGGAGAAGTAGTGTTCTACCTCACCCTGCATCTTGGAGAGATCTCGTGCTTCTCTCTTGCGCTGGGCATCCATCCGCTCAATAAGGCGAAGGCGCGAGTGGAGCGTCCAGAGGAAGTAGCTCATCACGAGCAGGCCTGCAGAGAGTAAGAGTAGTAGTAGTGTGATTGTCATTTGTCGAATAGTTTGGTAGGTGTTGCGATGTGGTGGATAGCGAGGAGCAGCGCGTCGCGGTCCTCCTGGTTGGTGGCCCTTTGCTTGTGCTTAGGCAGTGTGAGTCGGTGACGCTTGCATACCATCAGGAGCTCCTCGTGTGTGATCTTCCCGTTCTTACCCTTCCACACCTTGCGGAGCGGAGGCTGGCAGATGAGCGGGAAATCGTAGTCGGTGATGAGGTCACGCAGGATCTCTCCAACCATTGAACAGCGTCCGACGTTGTAGCCAGTCTTGGCTATTGCCTTGGCTTCCACCTGTCCACCGATGTGTCGGTTGTGCGATGTCCCCCACACATTCTCGAGGACAAAGCGGTAAGAGTAGCCGGTATCGAGATACTGCTCGTCTACCTCGTTGCGCCATTCCTGGAGCAAGCGTACGATCTTGGGGATTGTCAGTTGCTCCAGGTGAATAGTGCGGTCAGTGATATTGATGCAAGCCCAGCCCGACCCCTGGGTGTCAGGGTCGATGCCGATGATGAGGTTATGGATTGGTTTTTCTGTCATAGCGACTAGGCTCTTTCTGATTTCTGTTTGGTACATATAGGGGTCAGTGGAGGTATATCTAACCGCTGACCCCTATATATGATTGGTCGTTACTTAGTGAGGTGCAGGAACTCTGGAGCTACTCCATATAGCGGGGTCTTCCCGTCCCACTTGTCGATGAATTTGGCGTAGAGCACTTCCTTCGTGAGACCTCGGCTGATGATGAGGGCTTGCTGAGTTCGTAGCTCTTCAAGCTCATTCCGCTTCTTCTGCTCTAGGATCTGCTGGTCTAGTACGGAGATATTGGTGTTCACCTCATTACGGCTGTCGATCTTCTCTCGCACCTTGTTCGAAAACTCCAGCTGGGCGGAGAAGGTGATCAGGGTAAACCCTCGCTTCTTGAACTCTTGGCTGATAATCTCCTCTAGCTTTCGCTCAAAGGATAGGCTACCCCCATCCGCCATCAGGCTATCCGTCTTATGCTTTCGGCTTTCTTCTTTGATTAGGTCGTAGATACGTGGCTCTAGCACGTTGTCCTCTACGCTCGAGAGGAAGTCATCTCCGTACCCGATATGCTTGTTGTCGAAGACTACGTCCACGGATCTGTCCTTTGACACCCGATAGGAGTACGTAGGTCGTGCTGAGAATTCGGTGTTATCAGCCGCTTTGAGTCGCACGGGAGACTTGAACTCACCCCGTTGCTCGAAGAGCGGTACTTGGTACAGCTCCGATCCAGGCTGGATCGTCCATACTCGACCAGAGACTACCGAAAAATCCTCCTTGCCCGACTTGCCATAGTTCTCCATGAGCACACCTGCGTAGTTGGGTTCTACTCTTTCGCAGGCGCAGAGTAGTAGCGCCATGATCGCCAAGAGGGCGATCTTACTTAGTTTCTTTACCATGATTCACTAATTCTTTTAGAGTTAAGGCCATAGGCCTGATTAAGAGGGCTGAAGCTATGAGGATGGCTAGGCCTATCCACACGCTGTATCGGTTTGCTACCTTTGTCGCTGTGTAGATCATAGCCTGCTGAGCTATGATGATACCAGCTAGCTTGATGATCTTTCGGTTCATCTCGTCTGATCCTATCTAAAATGGGAGGTCGTCGGCTACCCCCGCCTGTGGCGTTGCAGGTGCGGGAGCTACAGCCTGCTGTTGTGGATACGCCTTCTGGTAATCTGGCTGTGGTTGCGGTGGCTGGTAGGTCGGCTGTGGTGCGGGCGCAGCTTGCTGTGCTCCTGCCAGGACGATGTTCCACGCCTTGATCTCAGTGTACCACCGCCCGTTGAACTCTCGGCTATCGATGTCTACGGAGACTATCACGTCCTGCCCCACCTGTGGTGTCTTGGCTACGTTGTCCCCGAAGAGTGAGATACATACCTTGCGAGGGTATTGACCGCCCTGCTCGAGGACGAACTCCTGCTTCTGCCATGGGTTGCCAGCCTTGGATGTGCCTTGCTGGAGGGGGAGGATTTGGAGCACTCGCCCCGTTACGTTCAGTTCATTCATATCTATGTGTGTTAAAGTGTATCTATTCTTTGGCCTTGATTAGCCCCCTGCGCTTCCACTCGTCAAGCGTCCAGAAGTTGGTAAAAGGGGTCTTGTCCCAGCCACCCTCATCGCCACTGCTCGGGTTGTTAGCTACGTTTTTCAGGCTCACCAGCTTTATCTCGCTGTAGTTTGGGTGTCCTTTGAACCGAGAGTACACGATGGTTGATGTTGCACCAATCTTTGATGCGTACTCCTCGCACGCCTTTGTGATTGTCATCCCATCCTCCATCACCATCAGCTCAATCTCATCGAGGAGCTCTGGTGGCAGTTCTATCTTGTTGGGTGGTGTTATTGCCATGCGTCTTTTCGTTGCTTTCTGTGGTCGGGCACTCCGACAAGCTGTATCTCGATGCAGTCGCCACGAAGGCGGGAGATAGCTCTATCGCCGTAGCGCTGGAGCTCTGACCACGGGAGATTTGTAGTGATGACCATTGGCGCATCTCGGTAGCCAAAGTCTGAGCGCTGGTTGATGAGGTCTGCGAGGCTCGCTTTATTTCCGTACCGCTGGTATGTGGCGGGCTCACTGCCGAGGTCGCCGATGTGAAGCACTCGGTAGCTTAGCGCCGTATACCTTCCATCTTCGCTGTCGATGTAGTCCGACATGTGCCAGAGTGCGTGAGTGTCTCCGTTCCAGAGGAAGGGCTTCATCACCCTGCGACTACTGCCGCCATCATAGAAGGGGCGGTGCAATCCAAGCATATCGCTAAGCTCTCGGAGGAGAGATACCAGCATCGTCTTCCCTGTGCCTGTCTCACCCATCACAAGCAGTCCCTTCATCGGGTCGTCTATCTCTGGGTGAGGTAGAGCCAGTAGCCACGAAACGGCCTTGATGTAAGCTGCGGTGCTAATCTCGTCTAGCTCGAAGTTGGGGGTCGCCCGCTGACCGAGTGCCACGATGTAGCTAAAGGCGGTGCTTATGTCAATCTCTTTGTACACGTCGTACACCTGCCTTGGCGGTAGCCCCTCGATGCGCTCCGCCTGTACCTTCTTCACGAAGTCTGAGGCGAGGGGGAGTACGCTTGTCTTTTGTGGTGGTTGTTCTGCGTTGCTCATTATCTTGTCTTCATTTCGCTCATTACACGCCTTGCCATCTCGGCTGTCTTAGCCTTGTACGCCTTGACCTCCTCGCTATCCTCTCGGCTAGCCTGCTCTGCCTTCTCCTTCGCCCACATGTCGTTGGAGTAGCCGTGCGAAGCTGGAGGCGGAGAGGATGGCTTAGAGGCGTGGTTGTCTCTATAGCATCCCTCCACAACCTTAGCAAAGTTGTCAGCCCTAACCAACCACGAGAGGTTCGCCATAGCCTTGTTGCTTCGGAGGAAGGTAGACGCCTTAGCCTCTTCGAGCATCTTCTTGAAGAGCTCTATTGCGTTTAGCGTGGTGGCTATCGTTGGGCGCTCCTTGGAGTTCCCGTCGGGGCGGTCGGGCATCAGAGCAAAGAAGAGCTCCTGCCCATCTCTGCATATCGCACGACTTAGCACCAGAGGCTTAGCGAAGTCCTCCTCGCCTGCAGTAGCCTCCTCGTAGATCGCCTTCCACACCTTGCCGTAATCTCGCATATCGGAGCTAGGGTACATTAGCGAGCTAACCATAGAGCGAAGCGAAGTATCCTCTATCTCCTCTAACTCGATGCGCTCGCTCTCACCCCCCCCCTCGGGGGTTAGGGGGCTACTTTCTATTTCTACTTTCTCTTTATCTTTTTCTTTTAGGGGGGTATTTACCCCCCCTATAGTCCCCCCCAAAGTAGAGCTGAAAGTAGAAGGCAAAGTAGAAGAGCCTTTTCTACTTTCATCTACTTTCATTTCTACTTTCTCTACTTTGGTGGTTTTTTCGTCTACTTTGCTCTCTACTTTCGTTTCTACTTTGCTCTCTACTTTGCCACTTTCGCCTTCTACTTTTGAGCGATTGCGCTTAGCCTCCCGAGCTCTATCTAAGCCATCTTTCACCGCTTGGCTTACATTGTAGTTCCGCTTCTTCGTGGTAGGCTCTTCGCTCTGCTTTCGCTCTGCTCCTCCAATGGATGAAAGGTGCGAGGTGAGGCGAGGAGAGTAGAACACCTCTACCCCATCTTCGTCTACTTCTACCTCGAATAGCCCGTAGTCCTCGATAGTAGAGCGAACAACCTCCGCACGAGGTCGCTTTGGTAGGATGTTCGCCAGCCGCTTGGCATTGTTTGGGTAGCTGTATCCGCTCTCGTCCTGCTGGGCGAGCTTTAAGAGTAGTGCGGTGTACACCCCCCATCCTGCCAGCCCGTGGTCTGCAGTCAGCGCTTCTATCTTAGCGTCCTGCATGGCGAAGATGTCGAGAGGTATGTACTTATGCTTACACATATTCTGGGAGTGTAAAGTATGTAGTATTGAGTGTCCGCCCAGTGAGCAGTAGGCCATCGTGGTAGAGGTCTAGAAGGACTGGGCGTAGGGTATCAAAGTCGCAACCAACGACCGAGGACAACTGCTCTTTTAAGATTATAAGCGGTTGCCGTCTAGCATCCCTGCGCCGTTGCAGGTGGAGCTTCATCTTGTCGAGCACCTCGGAGCGGTCGATCTTATGCATTCTCCTTAGTCTCCTTCGCCCTGCGCTTTCTCTCAGCCCGAAGTGTGAGTAGCCTATCCATTGTGCTATCTGCCATTCGTCTGTAGTAAGGCATCCGCTTGTTGTTCGCACACATTTTGGTGGTAATGAAGCTCATCACCTTGTTGTGGTTGTGGATGTGTACGTCTAGCTCGAAGTCGCTTAGAATTGATAGGTCTATCTCCCTAGGATATAGTCGAAGTCTTCCCATAGTCATTATCTTTTGTGGTGGTTATCGTTTGGTCATCTTCTGTTCTCTGCGCAGGCACTCTGCGTAGGCTTCCACGTCAAGAATGAGCGTGAAGCGTTCATCTTGGAGGAAGGCGCTAGGGTACTTTGCTATTCTGGAGTTAAGTGCGCCCCTCGACTTGATGCCGAGGAAGTCGAGCACCCTATCACGACCTGCGATATATCTCTCGCTCTGCTTTGCACTCTCGGTGTGCTTGCTGAGCGCATCGCACACTGCAGAGGAGATGAGCGCGGAGAGCTCTACTGGGCTAAGGATTACTGCGGTGTCCATCGTGCTTATCCTTTTGGTCTAATAATCTTGCTTCAATCTTTGTGCGAAGAAGCTTTGATACCCTTACTGCGTTCTGCACCTTGAGATTCAATGTGCCAGACATACGGGTCGCTTGCTCTAGAGTAGCGAGCGTCCTTGCAAGACGCTCCGCTTCGGAATTTGAAATATGTATCATACGTACCTCCTACTTTGTTCTACTTCTCTGGACACTGCATTTATCATTGCCTCATCATCGGCAAGGGGGAGGAAAATCCCCACCTCTTTGTACGACCAGTCAATGAAGCGTTCTATCGCAGTGGTCATTTCCTTTGTCGTTAGGTCAGAGCTGGAGCGAAGGGCGTAGTACCGCCCTATGCCTGCCCCCTCTTTCTCGAGGAGGAAGATATCGGCATTCACGTGCCTCTTGAAGAACTCCTGCTTGACCCACTCGAGGCGCTCCCCATACTCTAGGGCAAAGTAGGAGAGGATGAGGTGTAGGTAGCTGTTCTGCGATAGCGTCCTCTTGTCTCGCTTCTCGGTGAGCTCGACGCGCGCGCCCTTTTCGGAGAGGTGCTTACACCTTGCTTCGAACTGGGCGCGCTCGAGGGGCTCTTGAAGGTTGTATATCATCGGAGTGTAATCTTTACGTAGCTCTTGCGGGCTACCTTCTTAGCGTACTGCTCGGCAAGCTCGGGGTGCTCTTCCTTAAACCGCTTACTGTCGAAGGTGGTACTCTCACTTTCAGCTACCAGCGTTAGTAAGAGGTTCTGCGTCTCGAGCTTCTTTAGCCCACCCTCCTCCATTCTCGCCTTGAGAATGTCGAGAGCCTCCTGCTTCTCTGCTTCGCGTCGGTCTATCTCTCTCTTCAGTGCGATAATCACCTCCTCCTGCTCGCTGATTCTCGCAAGAGCCTCCTCTTCGGGGCTTGTGAACTCCACGGGCTTGGGGGTGAATACCTCGCCATCTAGATAGGCCTGAATAACTTCCTCGATGTCGTCGTCGCTCTTTCGCTCTACCTCTACCAGCTTCGCAGTGCTACCTCGTAGCCAGATGCCGTAGAGCTTAGATGACGGTCGCTCGAGGAAGATGTTCTGCTTCGTAAATAGGTAGTCGCAGAAGGAGAGCTGCCATGAGAGGCTCTCTATATCGAGCTGGCTGGTAGTCTTGATGTCGTAGAGGTTGCCTTTGTCGTCGATGCAGTCAATCATCGTAGCTACCACCTCGTCATCTGTCACGAGGTATTCGCTGTAAATCATCGTGATGCCTTCACTCGCGAGTAGCTCGTGGTAGTTGCGTGCCTCCTCACTGGAGTTCTCGTTGAGAGCTCCTTCCCCGAAGAGATTTACGTCCTCGCACTCATTATGGATAGCCGTGCCACGCTCAGCCGCCTTGGCGAGTATCGCATCTGGGATGCCCTTATACTTGTCTGGGAAGAGTGCCTGCTTAATAATAGAGGTTACGCCAGTAAGCTGTCGCCCATCGGAGGTGGTGTATGTGTGGCTCTGCTCATCGAAGCGCACCGAGGAGCGGTGCAAGTCTAGGGCGTTCATTTCTTTGCGGTCTTTTGAGCGAACACTGCCTTTAGCCTTATCGCCTCGCCCTTTACTGAGCGGTCGTCCTGCATTTCCTTTGGGAGGCTTCGGAATATATTCGCAAGTTCATCTAAGCTACTTGCCTTTGCGAGCTCGTTAATAGCGCCCTCTACTTTATTCTGGTAGTCGGGGCTTGTCGGCGCCTGCGGCGCCTGCGGCGCCTGCGGTACTAGCTCGTGGGTGGTAGCGTCGGGGTCTTTGTCTTCATCAGTCGGAATGGTGAAGAGCTGGAAGAGGGCATACTTGAGGGCTATGCTCATCGCCTTGTTCATCCCCTTGTCCCCGCTGTCCATCGCCTCGCCTACCACCAGTGTCGTCACGGAGGAGCCGTCGGAGGCGGTGAAGTGGTGGCGGATAGTGGCTCGGGTGTAGAGCAGAACGCCGTTGCGCGCTTGTCTCTCTGTTACCTCGTAGCTCACAACCTCGGGGATAATCACGATACCGCACTTAGCGAGTATCGGGTGCAGTCTGTTGTAGACGTCGTCTACACCTCGGAACTTAAAGCCCTGTTGCTGGTTCGTGTTGCCCTTGGAGATAGCCCCTACAAGCTCATTAGCTTTGATAAGGGCTTCATAAATCTTGGGCGTCTTTGTTTCCGTGTCCATCTTGTGTCTGCGTTAGAGATTGTCGCCATATGCTGGCGTGTTGTTGTGGGCGGGGCGGCCTCAAAATTGACCGCCCCCGCCACGGATTGAAGAAAAGAACCTATCAGCTATTACTTGCCGTGGCGCTCAATGGCTCGCCACGTATATATCGAAGCCCCAAGCAGTGCAATGCCTGCGAGCTTCTTAATGATGAACTCCGAGGTAGAGAGGTCGGGTGTAAACGCTGCGTCTGTGTCGGAGACGATTAGAAGCCCCCCTAAGAATCCGAGGAGGATAAGCCCGCCTGCTACTACATAAGCAATGGCAGTTGTCACTCTGTCTGTCGTCATATCTGCTCGTTTCATATTCATTGTCTTTATCGTTCTGTTATGTTGAGCCAGCGCTCTGTGTCTGCTATTTCTCGGGCGGTGCGCTCGCTACGCGCTATCTCACGCTCTGCGTTGTAAAGCACCCCGCAGAAGTCGGTGCTATCGAACGGGGGGAAGTCCTTCACCCCTGCTCTGTTGTCGTATTCGTAGGTCAGTTCAAACTCCCCTCCCGAAAGCTCTAAGGTGAGGATGAGTGTTGATTCATCAGAGAGCCGTGGGTCGTCTATTATGTAGATGCACTGCTCTGTGGTGTATCCGCCATAGTCTACGATGGACTGGGCCATATCGCAGACCACGTCCTTGAGGAATGATGCGGTGACCTCGCTGTAGGAAATGTCTTCTTCGTTGTACATAGTTGTCTTTGTTACGTTACTGGTGTCGTCAGGAGGGTTGCGACCCTCGGGGTTTCCGTGCCTTCTTCCACGGCTTCGCCCTGTGCGCAATAGGCCACAGGCTAACGACAATGGTTAATCACGTGCAGGCCTTTCACCTGCAGATTATCTGTATTCGCCATTGTTTGTATCAAGAATGTCAAAGAACGCTCAGTAATGAGGGCTTAGCCCTCGGAGGTGCACAGCTTGTTAGCCCTTTAGGTAGTTGTATACCGTTGAGCGTGCGAGCTTGTATTTCACTCGTAGACTGTGCACGGCATCTTCTGTTCCCATGCCTTCGTCCTTCATCTTTGCGAAAGCTGCTCTGACTTTGTCAGCACGCTCTGCGAGTATCTTAGACTTGGGCTTTAGGGCTCTTCGCTTTGCCATAGAGGTCTACTTGTTTTGTATTTCATTATCTTTGTCGGTGTCTATTTTTAGACCCGCCCTTGTTGTCCTCTCTTGGACTACACTACAAAGGTAAACCAATTTGGTTGACTTACCAAATCTTTGTCAGCCTTTTTGGGTGACTTATTCTACAAGATGCTGTAATACTGCACCTTATGAGCGAAAAAAAAATTTCTGCCCTTGCAGAATACTTCAAAAGCAAGGGCGTTACACAGAGTGCTATTGCCGAAGAGCTCGGAGTTAGCAAGGCCTACGTGAACTCTCTGATGAATGGGAAGAAGGCTTTTGGCAAGGCGCAGGCGGCTAAGTGGGGCGACCTGTACGGCCTCTCGCCCTCGTGGTTGCTCACTGGGGAAGGCGAGATGCTAAAGGATGGCGCACCAGCCACACAGCCCACGCAGGAGAATAGCGCCCGCCCGCTCGTAAGCAGTGACCGAGATTGGGTGGACATCCCTCTCGTACCGCACAGAGCACAGGCTGGAGCGCTATCTGGATTCGGAGACCCTTGCTGGGAAGAAGACAAGCAGACGATGCCCGTACTAATAGACAAGCGTCTGAAAGGGGATTACCTGCTCTTTGAAGTGTCGGGCGACAGCATGGACGATGGGAGCAGTACCGCATTCCTCGATGGCGACATCCTGCTATGCCGAGTGCTTCCTAAAAGCGACTGGCAGTTTGGTATAAAGAAGCGTGGGGAAACATACTGCGTCGTGGCGACAGATGCCGAGGGCATAGTGCTCAAGGAAGTGGTGAACCACGACAAGGCTAACAATGAGATTATATGCCACTCCCTCAACAGCCAGTATAAGGACTACTCTGTGAAGCTCGATGACGTGCAGGGTATCTTCTATGTCGAGGAACTGGTAAAGCGCAAGTTCTAGACAACATATACATATAT